CCCGGACGAAGCCGCTACCCTGTCTCTGCGCCCTGAGGTGGCGGCGCTGGACCTGAAAGCACTGCGCGGTGAGGCGCTGAACGGGCAGGAGACCGTGATGACTGCATCTGACACCACCACCCCCGACGCTGACGAGATGTACGAGGACCCGGCGGAGGAGGCGACCGAGACCCCCGAGGAGGAGGCCGCTGAGGAGGAGGCCGAGCCCGACGAGGCCGAGCAGTACGCCTCGATCACGGTCAACCCCATCCCGGTCCACGGTGTCGTCGCCCCCGAGGAGAAGATGTCGGGCGACTCGCGGGCATTCGCCAAGGGAGCGATGACCAAGCGCCCCCTGCGCCTGCCGTTCCGCGACACGACCTCCGACAACGGCGCTCACAACGGTGCGTTCGTCGTCGGCTCGGTCGACCGGCTCATGCGGGGCGACGGTCTGATCCAGTGGGAGGGCCTGCTCATGCCGTCCCCGCAGACCGATGGCCTCGTGGAGAAGATGCAGTTCTTCGACGGGCGCTACGGCGTCAGCGTGGACGGGGACCAGGGCAGCATCGACCAGGCTCGGACCAAGGCGGAGGACGCGCTGTGGTTCGATCAGGTCCGCGCCGCTGGTCTGACCGCCGTCGACATCCCGGCCTTCCACGAGGCGTATGTCGCCTTCGGCCCGCACCCCGCCATGCCGAACGACGACACGCTCGCCGCGTCGGCGTACGAGAGCGGCGACCTCATCGGCGGCAGTCGCCTCACCTTCGACCGTGGTCCGGGCTGGGTGACCGACCCCAAGGCCACCAACCGGATCCACGACTACTGGACGAAGCCGGGCCAGGAGGGCTACGCCAAGATCGGCTGGGGCAAGCCGGGAGACTTCGCTCGGGCCAAGAGCCTGATCGGTGCGAAGATCGCCCAGCACTCGCCGGACAAGATGCGCTTCCTCAACCAGATCATCGCCCAGTGGCACCACGACGCGCTCGGCTACTGGCCCGCGACCCACGCCAAGATGGACCGCGAGGGCATCAAGGCCAGCGCGGAGACCGAGGTTTCTGGAAACCGGAGCATCGAGGCAGCCGAGGGCATCGAGCCGGACGCCGAGGGCCAGGGCTGGGAGGCTGTGCTCACGTCCAGCGCCGGTACGAGGGCGCTTCCCCCGTCCTCGTACTTCGACTTCCACCCCGACTCGGGCGCGCTGGTGATCGGGGAGCCGGACGAGTTCGGCTTCCGCCGGACCTACGGCTACGCGGGCGAGTGGGGCGTGTGCCACATCGGGCATGGTGGCCGCTGCGTCGAGGTCCCCGCCGACCCGGCTGGGGGCTCTTACCCGGACTTCCACCTGGGGCGGACGAAGACCAGCGACGCGGGTTACATCAACACGGGCGTCATCACGTACAAGGTCGACCACCGCGACGCGCAGACGATCCTGTCCGAGACGGCGGAGCAGCAGCACTACGACAACATCGCGCACGCGTGGTGTGCCGTCCGGATCGGCGAGGATGAGCGCGGTGTGTGGTTCTCCGGCGTCGTGCTGCCGGGCATCCCCGAGGAAGACCTCGTGGTCATCGAGGCGGCGGGTCAGGTCAGCGGCGAGTGGAAGTACGGCTCGCTCCGTGCGGTGCAGGCCGTCAACGTCCCCGGCTTCGGCGTCCTGCGTTCCAGCGCCGCCTACGACGACGAGGGCAACGTGGTCGCGCTGGTTGCCTCCACCTTCGGGCAGACGAGCGACTGTGCTCCGACCCCGAAGGAGATGATGGCCGCGCTCGCCAAGGTCGACGCAGAGGTACGCTTCGCGCAGTTGAAGAAGACCTGGGGGATCTGATGGCCTGCTCGTGCCGGAACCGCAAGACCACGAAGTACGTGTGGACGGGGACTGACAGCGACGGCAACACCGTCACGGTCACCTACAACACGGAGATCGAGGCCAAGGCCAAGGTCATGCGCGCGGGTGGCTCCTACACCGCCCAGGTCTGACCCATGGGAACTCAGTGCTACGCCATGGTGCGTGGCTCGGCGATTCGCGTCACGGGACTGGGGTCGGTCGGAGATATCCCCGATCCCATCCCGTACGCGGTGTCCAAGTCGGTCGTCTCGGTCTCGATCAACGAGGTGACCGACGCGGGCAACAACGAGGTGCTTCGCACCGACGAGGACGAGCGGCGACTCCTGTTCGTGCAGTCGGCGAGCACCATCCGCTTCACCGCCGACATCAACTTTCTTCGTGTCGACCCTGGCGTCCTGAGTCTCGTCGCCAACACGCCGCTGACGATGAACGCCGCCGGGGACTACGTGGGGTTTGACCAGAACACCCGACGCAAGGCCGCGTCCTTCGCGTTGGAGGTCTGGACCAGGCTGGCTCGCGGCGGTGCCAAGATCGATGCCGGGTTCGGCGAGGCTCCGTTCGGCGTGGCCCAGTTCGGTGGGCAGCGTCCCCTGACTGGGCAGTGGGGCTACACCGTCCTGCCGTTCCTCAAGGGCGGCTACCTGTCCGGGTTCAAGTTCGAGAACGGGCTGGTGTCCTTCAACCTGGCGGGGGCGCAGACGCGGCGCTCCTCGCGGTGGGGTGTCGGCCCCTACGACCTTGAAGGCCCGCACGAGCGGATGCTGTCCGTGATCCCCCGCAACACCGCGTTCCGCTTGTTCATCACCCCGACTCCCCCGCCCGCGCAGGTGGACGGGACACAGACCACCACCGACGTGATCGACGGCGGAACCGCTACTGTCACCTCGGCAGACGTGCTCGCCGGTGGCACAGCGCCGGTGACGAGCGGCTGGATCATTGAGGGTGGACGGGCGCGATGATGAACCAGAACCTTGAGAGGCAGACATGACGCACATCAACCAGAGGCGCGACACCGCAGCCAACTGGACCTCCGCGAACCCGGTGCTCCAAGACGGCGAGGTCGGCTGGGAGAAGGTCACCGGCAAGGCCAAGCAGGGTGACGGCGTGACGCACTGGGTCGACCTGCCTTACCTCGTCACGAAGTCCAGCGTCGGGCTCGACAGCGTCGACAACACCAGTGACTTGGACAAGCCGGTGAGCACCGCGCAGCAGACCGCGCTCGACCTCAAGGTGAACAAGTACACCGCGCTCGCCAACGGCACCGACCTGAACACGATCGTCACGTCGGGCAACTACCGGGGCAGCGCGCTGGTCAACGCCCCCGCTGGGTCGGCTGACGGCTTCGTCCTGGTTTCTGGAAACGGGAACACCTACTGCGTCCAGATGATGACCACCTACGACGGGACGGGCATCCACGTCCGGACCAACAACAGCGGCACGTGGTCGGCCTGGTTCTCGATCGGCTCGGACAGCCCGGTGTTCACGGGCAACCCCCAGGCCCCGACCCCGGCGACGGCGGACAACGACACCTCCATCGCCACCACGGCGTTCGTGCAGGCCCAGGCCACCGCGACCAAGGCGCTGACCCACAAGGATCTGACCGACGCCACGAACACGTTCCCCCCGCTGGGGCTCATCGGCACCATCGTGGTCACCTCTGACTCGGCCTTTCCCAAGGCGTCCTACCCGGGGCTCCAAGCGGTGAAGGTCCGGCTGGTCGGCGGCGGCGGGCAGGGCGGCGGTGTGGTGGCGACTGGCGCGGGTCTGTGTGCGACCGGTGGTCCTGGCGGCGGCGGTGGCTACGCTGAGAAGTTCATCCTCGCCTCGGCGCTCCCGGCCAGCACTCCCATCACCATCGGTGTCGGTGGCAACGGCGGTGCAGCGGGGGCAAACGGTGCCGCTGGCGGCACCACCTCGTTCGGGACGTTCGTCTCCGCGACCGGCGGAGCGGGCGGTGCCTTCGGTGCCGCTGTCACACCACCGAGCACCAGTGGCGGCGCAGCCGGTGTGGGCGGCAACGGTGTCAGCGGCGACATCAACATCCCCGGCGGCTCGGGCATGGACGGCTTCTGCCTCAGTGCCACTCGCGCGCTCATGCAGAGCGGCGGCTCGTCCATGCTGAGTACCCCCGGCCCGCGTGGCACGTGGACCGCGATCGGCGTACCCGGCGGTACCGGTCAGAAGTACGGCGGTGGCGGCGGCGGCGCGGCCAACGCGCAGTCCCAGGCCGCTGCGCAGGCCGGTGGCAACGGCGCTGATGGCGTCGTGATCATCGAGATGTACAAGTAGGCCCTGGTCGGTTTCTGGAAACCTGTGCTACCTTCTGCCTCAGTAGGTTGCCAAGGTGCCCTCGACCCACGACAATGACGCACAAGCACATCACTAGGTACGAAGGGACACCCTGATGGACTTCGCCAGCATGACGAACGAGGACCTGACCGCCGCGCTGGCGGAGGCCCGCACCAAGGCGGGCGAACTGTTCGCCCTCGCCGAGCCGACCATCGAGCAGGTCAACGAGGCCGAGGCTCTGATGGCCTCCATCGGCCAGATCGAGGCGGAGCAGACCACGCGCGCTGCCGCCGTCACCGACGCCGCCGAGCGCTTCGCTGCCGCTCGCGCCGCCTTCGCCCAGGGCACCGAGGAGCCCGAGGTCGAGGAGACCGAGGAGGAGACCGAGGAGGAGCCCGAGGTCGAGGAGACCGAGGGGGAGCCCGAGGTTGAGGGTGAGCCCGAGGGTGAGCCCGAGGGTGAGCCGGTCACCACGGCCAGCGCTCGCAACTCCCAGAAGGTCCCCGTGTCGCGCCGGGTCGCGGCTCGCACCAAGCGCCCCGCCGCTCCGTCCCGCCCCCAGGTGACCATCACCGCCGCCGCCGACGTCCCGCAGTTCGCTGCCGGGTCCACGCTCGACGGCATGGAGCAGGTCACCAAGGCGCTGCTCAACCGGGCCAAGGGCTTCGCCCCGTGGAACGCTCGCGTCGCCGCGTCGGCCCGCTCGCAGGCCGGTGGCACCGAGGTGCTGAACAAGTTCGGGGTCGCCTCCTTCGGCCTCAATTTCGACGCGGCCATCACCGCCTCCAAGGCAGGTGACGACTACGCGGCCTACAGCACCGCGATGAAGAACCACCGCGACGCGCTGGTCGCTTCCATGGAGGCGGCGGTCAAGGGCCAGGACCCGACGCTCTCGGCTGCTGGCTGGTGCGCCCCGTCCGAGACGGTCTACTCGTGGATCGCTGACTACGTGGTCGACGGGCTGCTCACGCTGCCCGAGGTCAACGCCCCGCGCGGTGGCCTCAACATCACCACGGGTCCGGCCCACGTCACGCAGGGTACCGCGCTGGACGACTTCGGTTTCGTCCAGACCGAGGCCCAGGCCGAGGCGGGCACCGTCAAGACCTGCGAGACCATCGAGTGCCCGGACTTCAACGAGGTTCGGCTCGACGCGATCGGCTACTGCTACAAGATCCCGCTGCTGACCCAGAAGGCGTACCCGGAACTCATCACGGACGCGCTGCGTCTCGCGAACGTTCTCTATGCCCACAAGGTCAACAAGCGGCTCATCGCCGCCATCGTGGCCGACTCGACCGCCGTGTCCTTCACGGGCTACGGGGCGTCCTTCACCGACGCCCTTGAGTCCGTCGCCGTCCTCGCCACCCGCGAGCGTCGGAAGTGGAACC